CGATGATCTCATCTTGTTCTACCTTCTGGTAGACTCTTAGCTATTGATCAGACCGCCGATCGCAGAACCGGTTACAACCGAGTTCAGGATCTGACGAGCATGGTCAAAGCGAACGGTCAAGTCAATGGTGACTTTTTCACCGGTTGAGTAGTCCAAATCGCCCCAGTTCACTGCCTGTAGGAAGCAGCCTTCATACTTCCAAGATTCAGTAACTGCTTCATTACCGTCAAGCATCTCAAGTTGCATACCGAACTTGTAAGAGAACGCTGTAGGAGCGGTATTTAGCCATGGGCCGGTTACACCGATCAAACGCTGCTGCATCTCAAGCTGAGACTGGATCGCGTGCGTTGCACGGTTGGTAATGTCATCTTCTATCGTCAGAGTTGCTGGATCGAAGGTGTGCTTACCTGCAACATAAACGCGAGAGTTGTAACGGTCAAGCTGAACTTCTTCAAACGAAAGGCTCGGACGAGTATGAGTGATGACCTGAAGGGATAGATCGTTGGGAACGCCGGAAGTAGATCCGGAAATTCCACCGAGACCGGTGAAGAGAACTCTCCAACGGTTTTTAGCTTTTGGTTGGAGGACGCCGTTACCGACACCTGCAATACCGACTTGTGCGAGAGTAGCCATTTTTTCTCCTAGTGATGCATACTTACATCGTTTTTAGACTAGCTTATTTATCAGGAAGAGACCAAAAACTTCAAATTCCACCTGGGTTGACAGGTTGTGTACCACCGGGATCGGGTGCAGTAATGGTTGCGTTTGTGCCATCTGTAACTGTGAATTCAGTGTAAGTTGTACCGAATGGAGTCAAGTTACCATCCTGATCAATCTCATCTAATGTCAAAGTGTTAAGATCGCCGATTCTAATTTTGATGCTCTGCACAAGATCATTGCGAACTTCAATCGGGGGAGACAACCATACCGGCATCTCGAATTGCAGAGACCAGATGATCACGCGACGATCTACTCCCATCGGGTAGTTTTCTTCATTGTTGATTCCGCGTAAGAATAGCTTTGAGATCTTCGTCCAGTCAAACGGAGCATCATTGAACTGAAGCTGCATATCATAGTCAAACAGAATCAAGATCTGCTCGATGATCTGAAACATCTGGTCAGTGTTCGATGCGTAGATCGAGAGTTCCATCTGCATGTTGTATGGAATCGCCATCACTCTCTGGATCGACTTAACGTCGTCTGGGAAGATACCACCTTGCTCCAGGAAGGTACGACGATCGGTCTGGTTGACACCGTGCATTCGGTCAGGAGCAAGCTCAAGTCCGGTCAAGTAGCAAGACATCATCGGAAGCGTGTGCAGCTTATTCTGTGTGTTACCGGCTGCAATCGCAGCTGTCACCCGATCGGAAGAGCCGTATCTGACAGGAACTTCCATCATGATCGACTGCCCAGCACCGTCAAGTCCGCCGTAAACTTGCATGCCAGCAAAAACATTTGCAAAGCCGAGAATGAACTTCTTGATTTGACGATTATAATAATAATGACGAATCATTTTACAATCTGTACCTTTGTACCTTTAGATTTGAGAGCTTCGTAGATTGAAGTATACCCATCTAAATCAGCTTGAGAATTTGAGATGTCTACCTTTTCATCATATCCATTTTTTTGACGATTCCATAATGTTTTGACTGAAGGTAACATGAAATGAACTTCTACTCCTTCTGGTGGTTTCTTGACTTTTGCAGCTATGATCTTTTTGTCTCCTGGTATTTCTCCCTCATAATAAAGATGAGTTTCCACGACAGTAGATTTTCCTGCGTATTTTTGTAATGGCTTCCACCATCCAGAATTTGTTATGTCAATGTCAGTAGTTTGATATTCTGTCAAACACTCGGTATTCGCTTTCTTACATAGATTTCTCTTGTAAGTAGATTTACCAGAATCTAATGGTCCAGTTACAATAATTAGACCATGAGAAACAATTTCGTAAAGTTTCATTATGATACCCGCGTCTTTTGATGAATTGCATGGTACCGTGCTAATCGAGGGCATCCTTCTTTAGAACAACCATGTGGTAGGTCTTGAGATTCTCTTGGACAACGACAGTTCTGCTCGGCTGCATGTTGGATCTCAACATTGGAAGCATTGCTGCTAAAAGCATTGACTGTCTCGACGACTTTAAGTTCATTAAGCTTCACATGTACCTCGTCAATTCACGCTTGATCTTCTTCGTGTATTCTGGGTTCAACCCTTTCTTACGCTTGAAATTTGTTATTCCCACGTTGTAAGCATGCCAAGCATCTTCTTTGTTACCTAGCTTTTGATAGTAATGATCCAAGATCTCGTATGTCTTCTTGATCTGCTTCTCAACACTTCCTGAAAGCTCATTAGCTTTCATTCCCCAAATCTTTGGCCTGATCTGAGTATAACCGACGGCGGGGTCTTTTTTCAATTTTGAAACAGCCGTCTTTTTGAAACTGCTTTCAACTCCGATCTGGGCAAGAATGTCTTCAGCAGTAAAGTTTGAAGTTTCATGCTTAATTGCTAGCTTGACTACTTTTTCAGCTTCAGCTGCACTGATATTGTGCTTATATTTTGATAGAACAGAATCTGTTAGTTCTTTAACCCTAAGCTGTTCTTCTTGAGCTGGAGTAAGTTTCTTAGTCAGCTCTTTCTTGGCTTCATCTTTGGCAACCTGCACAGTTCGAGTTTTTTCGGTGTCTTTTTGATCAGCATGAAGTTTGGTTACGCCACCAGCTCCAATTGCAGCTCCGAGAGCTGCACCGGCCAAAACATGTCGCAACTTGATCTCATCAAGTTGGTCTTCTTGCAGAATGTCGTTTACCTTCATCTTTTAACTCCTAGAAGTATTTACATCTTGTCGTCTGGGTTGATTCTTGTTGTCGAAGAGATGATCTTTCCGATCGTCTTCTTGTGCGATTCAGGCGCTACACGAGAGTTAATCTCGATAACTTTCCAACGTTGAGTAGAAGCAAACCAACGCAGTAGTCGATCAGGCGGTCTGATTGCAGCATTCACATTCGTGTAAGTCTGACGGTGATAGTGACCATCCGCGATCGTGTTTGCAGTTGGTAAAGCATCTCCATACGTGTACGCAGCTCCGTTTGGTGGTAAAGCGTCTTCTGCGTAGAGATCATTTCCGTCATAGGCACCAGTTGGTCCCAGTAAGGGCTTACCTGACTGGATGTCTTGTGGATCTTCACCTGTCTGTGACACAGCAATCGCAGAAGCTTGCTTGATCTCTTCAGTTGACTTGAAAGCTTGATCATTTTGCAAGAGACTGTTCAGTAAGAAGTCACTGTCAGAAGTAGCCTCATTAACTTGACCTGGCACCCCAAGAAGATCTTTCTGTTCGATCGCGGGAAGAATGGGTTGTGCATAGAACCTGAAGAGATTCGGTCGCCAGTTGGGAGTATATCCGTCAGTACTCCAGCCAGCATCCGTGACTTCTAGCCACTTTCTAACAGGTTTGAGGTTTGGATCAAATTGAATCTCGCCCGGTAGCTCGACAATGTCACCGACAACGACAGGACGGCCCAACTTTACGACCATGTCAGCAAAGCTAGTAGTAAAGATGTAAGTCTGCGGTAGGTTGATACCAAACTTTGCTAGTTCTGACTGAACGTCCAAGAGATCATACGTACACTTCAACATCGTCGATGAGTGGCAGTAAGCACGAGCTCGATTCTCAAGTAACTCAAAGTCCTCTATGTTATCTAGTGAGATCTGGGTAGCCTGTAAGAAGTGAACTTCAAGCACTTCCCAAGGTTTATTTGCTGCGACCCCAGAGAAGAAAGACGGAACGAGGCGCCATGAACGATAAGCTGCGTTTGAGCGAATGCCGAGGGTCACTAGAGTAGCTACGTCTGGAGCATTCAAGACATCAACACGATACCAAGTAACATTGTCATCAGATGCCTCAACACGAATCTGAGTGCAGCGCATCCCAGGATCTGATCCTTGTTTAATCTTCAATGTGGAAATCTGCTGACGCACCGCAGTACTTGGGAAAGTGCGTTCTGTACCGCCTAGATTATTGGGCGGCCAAGCTTTCAACGTTCCAAAGTCATAACCAAGGTAGGCTGGTGCTGTTATGACGGCTGCACCGGTTTGTACAGAACGCCAGGCAGTTTGAACCCCCGCAGTAAACGCATTGGTTGTGTTGTAACCAGCGGCAGTGCCACCGGAAACTGGGTTGCCTACTCCAGGCTGATCAAGAGTGGAGCCTTGATTGTGAACTCCCAACATTGGGAAGACGTTAACGGGACCAGCAGCAATGTTGAGGGCTTCGGCCATGAGCGAAGCCATGTAGTTCGAATCGTTTTCTGCGCACTCAGAAGTTGAGAGATCAAGCGTACCCTTCTGGTAATTAGGAGGAACGTAAGCACCGTTCTGAATGTTGGTGTTAGTCTTAGCTCCGTCATTCTGAAAGATGTTAATAGGAGGCTGTGTCGTGTCATTGACACGGCAATTCGGATCATTCGCGTTTGGTGGAGTTACTGGAGGATTAGCCATTGTTCAGTACCTTGCAATTGTCGAAGTGGTATCTCATCATGTTAGAAGACATGCCAAATTTATGGCAATGTGGACAAGTCAAGATTTGACGGCTCTTGGCAGCGTTAGAAAGCTTTGCACAAGTTTCTTCTGATACTACTTTTCCTTTGTGAGTTGCAGAAATAATTGCGCGATGTTCTGAAGTAATCTCTCTTCCCTTCCATCGCTCAGAGATAGCAGCTTTAGTAGATTCTGAGATTACCACATTTCCAGTTCTTGCCTTAGAGATTTTTGCTCTAGTTTCTTTAGTAACTTCATGCCCCTTCATTCTTCCTGGACCATCAAGACCATTTTCAACCATCAAGTTCAGCCAATGATCAGACTTCACGATATCTTGTTGATCAGAGAAAAGTAATGCAAATTTTTTAAGATCTTCTTGCTCATAAAAGAGACAATACCAAAGAGTCTCTACATGTTCATAACCATGTTTCTTCAGGTGATTGACCCAATGCTTTCCTGATCCTGCATACTTCACCGGATCTGAGCTTGTAGTCTTCCCGAAGTAGCATTTGCCTGTAAGAGCATGCTGCTTGATATAGAGATAGGTCGGACGAAAATTCATAAGTGATTGATTTTATTAACCTATCATGAATGGCAAATAAAAATTATCAGGACCATTTTGACCCACTTCCATGTCTTGGATCTGACGCAAACAATCTTCATGTAAACGCTGTCCTTCTGCCATTAGCTCTGAAGCATTCATTGAGAGAGTACCCCCAGGACCGGGTAGAGTAGAGTACTTTCCTCGAATGTTTGCAAGCATCATGCAGCATGCACCTCTTGCCCACTGTTGGATCCACTGAGCAACCCAACGATCTTGCAGTAGCTCTTGTTCTGGTTTCTCACAGCTTGTCTCAATGAGAACTTTTTCAGGGGTACCGAACTTCTTGTAGATGTTCAGTTGTCGTGACGCTTCTCTCCAATTAAATGTTACTTCGCCTGCAAACAGCAGAGAGAACGTTTCTGACATTGCGTGGATCAAGTGAATCGACACCAAATCGTAAGACACGCCCGGAGCATAGAATTGGTTCAGGAACTGCTGTGCATAGATGTTGTCAGGTGCAAAGTTTACCAAACCTAGCAAATTCAAACGGTGAATCTTTAAAACATCTGCAATTCGATCAGTACCAGTCGACGGGTCATTGAGATAGTAAATGTCTTGGAACTGCTGAATCTGCATGAAAAAGTATTGCTTTGTGTAAGCCGAGTCAGTACGGTGACGTAGTTCTTGAAGAGCATTATCGATCGCGATGTGAAAGTGATCTTCAATCAACTCTACACAAACTACCGGCCAACCAAATTGTTTCTTCAACACGTCAATCATGCTTACACGAGCAAAAGACGTCAGGTCTGTACCGACATCTTGCTTTTCATACATCGGTGTACCAGATGAAGTTTCTACCGAGTTCCATCGAGAACCATCCCAGCACTTCAGTAGTTTTTGGGCTGTATTGTAGAAAAAGTCACCCAGTGCCGGATATCCAACGGGAAGTCCTACTTGTCCAGGTACTGGATCAAATGTGTTCGTTAGTACGTTTGATGGTGAGGTAGGGGCCCATTGTTGATTAGCAGAATCCCAAACAAAAACTAGCTTCTGATTCTCATCAAAGTAAACTTGCCCAGGCATTGGGTTGAGCGGTGGACCGTAACTCTTCGGAAGATCATTCGCATACGTTCCCGGTGCAGACGTTTGTGAAGTTGCATAAGACTGAACCCCAAACGTGTAGTAGTTCAGGACGTTCGAGACGACGTGAGCTGAGAAGTAGTACGGAGTATTGGGTTGCAGACCGGTAACGATCATCGAAGTCGTGGTGACGTCATTGTAAAATGCACCAACTACTTGAGCGCTTCCGATCATATCAGACATGAGGGTAACAGATGAGACCGGTATGCTAAATCCAGATCCAACAGTTCCGAGATTTGCAGTCAACAAGTCACCGTCATACAATGGTACAGCACCGGTTGTGGTGTTTACTAGTTGATATGGAACATAGTCTGTACCGGAGTTGATGAGCGTCACGGTGGTAACAGTTCCAAGTGCTCCAACGACGATCGTTGCTGTTGCTCCCTTACCCGATCCACCAAGTAGCGAAACAGTGTATGTGCCTGGGGTGTATCCAGAACCCGGAGTGATCATACCTATCCCAGCGATACTACCACCGGTCATACTAGCAGATGATGAGTAAAGAACCGTGTCGGTTGGATAGTTAGATTGATTGATCTCGCGAACAGATCCCGTGAGCAGGATTCCGTTGTAAACGTTGATGTTCGTAGATCCAGTTATTTGGTTCTTTGGTAGACTCCAAGATAAAATTCCAGCAGTGCCTGCTAATCCAGAATCAGGAGTGACAGCAGTACCAGTACCAGAACCTACTCCGGTAGCAGTGAACGCATAATTCAAAGCAGTACCGGTACCAGTTCCTGGACCAGTAGCAGTGAATGTAGTCCCAATCGTATCGGATTGTGCACCGATCGAAGTGAAATCGGTGGTCTCTACTGAATTGATGATATAAGTCTGACCAATGACGAAACTTCCAGCCGGAATGCTTTGTGCACCGATCGTCGTAAAGTCAGTTGTGCCTAGCGAATTGATCAGATAAGACTGACCGACAATAAAGCTTCCAGCAGTGATGAGAGAAGCTCTCGTGAAATTCAAGGGACCGATGGCTTGACCATCTGTCCATAGCAAGTGTTTTGAATCAGGAATTCCGTTAGACATTTTCTATTTCCTTCAATTTGCAATTCTCAAAGTGCCAATGCTTCATAGGTGGTTCAGTCCCAATCTTTTCACAATAAGGGCACTTAACTTTGTGTCTTGAATTGTGTTTAGGAGAAAGTGCACATGCACTTCTCATCTTTGTTAAGTGTTCTAGGGATTTAGAATTGTGATTAGGTGATGCAATTGCAAAAGCTCGCCATTCTTTTAATTGTTCAGGAGTACCACCGGTGCCCCCACCATCTTGTCCATCTTCAGGTTTCAGATTCAACCACTGCTCTGACTTGACAATATCCATCTTCTCAGAGAACTCTAAAGCAAACTTTGTACACTCTTCTTGCTCATCGAAGAATTCATACCAAAGATTCACAACATGCTCAAACCCTTGAACTTTCAAATGACGAAGCCAATGTTTACCAGATCCGTTATACTTGTTCGGATCACTAACTGTCTTTCCAAAGTAGAACTTACCGGTAACAGTATGCTGTTTGATGTAAAGATATGGCATGATTTTATTTATGAAGAATCAAACTTAAAAGTTTGAAGTTACTAACGCGATTATAAATATCGTCATCAAATAATTCTCTCTGGAGCAATTCATGGAACTCTTACAAGAACTTTTACAAATTAATGAAGCAAAACCAAGACGAGCCTGGGATGGTCGACTGAAGAAGATTGACAAACTCTTGTGGTGGATGTACGACAAGGGAATTCTCAACAAGACTGACCAAAAGAAGAAAGATTCTGTCTTTCATCAGTACTATCGTTGGTACAATGACGGTGACCTACCTGCCGCAGTTCGCGGAATGGGAGTCAGGAAGTGGAATGAGAAGAGAGTTGAAGAAGAACTTGAGAAGTATCTTGAAGAGTTCATTAAGTCAATGCTAGCAAAATACATGCCAAAGATCAACCGTAAGGAATTCCGTATTGACACAGCAATTAAAGACCTGTTGACGGTTAAAGACGTCGCAGATAATAAAGATGCTCATGGCCTCTTAAATTACTGGCTGAAGACAGTTAAGATTGAAGATGAAGCTGGCGATCTGGTAAAGCTTGTTGATGAGCTTGAAAAGAAGTACAATGCTCTAGATAATGTGACCAAGAAAGCTGATCCAAAGCACGGTGATTACTCTATTCTTTATCGTCGTGACAAGATGAAGGAAGCTGGCACATGGACCGATAAGATGGAACCACAATATGATGAGGTTGCTAAACTTACAGGAGAAATTTCATCGTTTATCGGAAACGTTATTGAAGGACTCAAGAAGCTGCAAGCTGAATTTAAGAAGTAAGCATGTACAACGTTTCGTCACCGTAGATCCCGAATCCGGTCGTGGACTTTACGATGACGAAACGAAGTTTGTAGGGAGTTTTAACACCATTGCAAAAGCTGAAGTTGCTTTTTAAGCAACTTCAGCTTTTGCAGTCTCTACGGCATGATTGTAAGCATCAGCCGAAGCATTCAGTTACCAGTCTTTTGGTTTGATCAATACCGACGTGATCTGTCTGATTCACAATCTTGATCAAGTCAAATCCAGCCTCGTGAGGTAAGATTCTGAGGAACTCATCATGATTTCCAGGGACAAAGATCACCTTTGTCCTCGATTTCATCATACCAAGAATGCGACGAACGACTTTTGTGTGGCTCTTCTTCCATGTCCACTTGTTCTGCTGGATTCTCCACCCGTCAATGATGTCACCGACGAGGTAGAGAGTTTCACAAGAGTTGTGCTTCAAGAAATTGTTTAGCTCTTCAGCTTTGCAGTCTCGAGTACCAAGGTGAACGTCGCTAATGAAGATAGCGCGATACTTTTTGATCATTTTCTATTTCGCTCGTTGTATTCTGTCCAGAGTTCCATCCTAGCTTGTCCGAAGCACCCTACACAATCACAGTCCCAACGACCCTCACACCCACAGATTTTATCTACCCTTTTCTCAAATTCTTCACTAGAAAAGGGTACATCTGGATCAAGCTCACGAGGTTTTCGTTTTCTGCAATTAGTTGGTACTTCTTTGTTCCACTCTGGGAATACAGAACTGAACGAAACCTGCTTACCATCGTCAAAATGCACCATGTGTACTCCATGGACATTCACTACAACTTCAGCCTTGTACTTCCGACAGAGATCGACGTACTCTCTGACAAAGTTAGCAGAGTCCTCGTTACTCACAACGGGGCTCCGTTGATCAACTTCATGAAGTACTGACGAGCCAAGACGTTCACAGCGGGCATCACGTCTTTACGCTCCAGCCCAGACACATCGATCACGTCAGACTCTTCCTTGAGAACGTCTGCTCCGACCAGCTTCAAGAAGACTCCGGTGTTCTTGACGTCCACATCAAGTCCTTGCTCCTTCAGCTTCTCGATCATCTTCTCACAGCGGTGATCGGTAACTACATTCTCGGCAAACTGCTTGATGCTGTTCACTTTCTCAATGTCAACCGATGCGGTAGTCTTAACCTTCGTGTCGGAATGCTTCTCTCCCTTGACCTTGAAGATCAGGTCAGAAGTCTTGATGGTGTCATGTGCAGTCACACAACGCCACACGATACCTTCACCGACTCCACTGACACCGAAAGCCTTACCGACCGGACATTCTTTTTCTACACCATCGGTCAGTTCAACCAGGTAGTTCTGAACAAGTTCAGGGCTCGCAAAGTCGATCTCGACGTTCCAAGACTGGAACTGTTGAATCGAGTGGATTCCAGTGTATCCAGTGTATACAATTCCAAGAGTACTGTTGATCTCCCACTCATACTTGTCTTGTACAGTCTTCAGCTGAGCTGGATTGAACCACTTAGTAGTTCCGCCATCTTGACAGTCTTCAGTCGTTGCTCCGGAAGTGTAGACCTTGATGCCAAAGACCACAAAGCGCTTCGGAATCTGGGAGATGGCTACACCCTTCATGATGCCTTGACCACACCACTCTCCGTAGATACCAATGAGGTCACCAGGCTTGATCTCGGTCATCCCATACACCGCAGCCGCAATGTTGAAGTATGTGTCGATTCCACGGCCCGGCACCTTAGAGATGAAGGTTGCAAAGCCGGAGTTGTCTTTCTCGGGAGTGATGATCTGCTCACGAGATTGGCACCAGATCTCACCTGTCTGTGGATTTTTGACAATAGAAGAATTTGTCCCATGTAATTTCACTGTACCGTTAAATGTCAGCTTTGGCAATGAAACATTGTGATAATTGCATCGGTCCCGAACATGTTTGCAGACGCTACGGAACTGATCGATGCTTGGAAATCTCAAATGAAATGACATATACTTTTCTCCTTATTTTCTTTCCAATCAGACTCCCAGATAATCTTTACTTTATATCCAATACTAATAAGATAGAAGTACCGATTTTGATCTAAGCGCCACTTTTCTTTAGCAGTCATCTTCATAATCGGATGATGTTGGTCTGACTGCCAAGTTTTAGGGTTACAATGCCAGAAATCTCCATGACATTCTATAATCAACTTTTTTGCTTCACTACAAATGTCTACCTTCATACCATTGACATTCTTATCTAATTCAAGATCAGGTATTGTCTCTTTGAGAAAATCGAAAACTTCTCTCTGAAATTTTGAGATATATCCTATCATCGAATTTTGAAATACTTTTTCAAAGTGAGATCGACGGTAGTTTGGATCTTTTAACTTTTCTTGTAATCCTGCATTCGCTCTCATTACTTGAACTTTTTGATCTTCTTTGCTGAGAGAGTTCCACTTAGCAGATGAAAATTTGCTCTTGTTCTTATCACCGGGACTTTTCATAGCAGAAGCTTTACCAGCTTTTCTGGCATTTTCTCTTCGTTCTTCTATTGAAAGCTTCTCTAATGCAACGGTTCCAGCTTTACCAAAGTTCTTTGAATTTTCTTTTCTAATACATGAAACGCAAAGATCTCTACCATTAGCAACTCGTTTAGATCTTCTTAACTTTGCTGCATTTTGATGAAGCTCATAAGTTATGAGACAAAGATCACATTGAAGATTACTGATGATTTTAGTTTTGAATCTTCCATGTCCTTCTATTATAGTTGTACCAAGTTCCATTCATGTCTCCGTTAATGCCATGAATCTATTTATGGAACTAAGGCAATCTATGTCATTGTATCACATCTTATGAGTCTTGTAAACCTGTTTGTTTGTCACGAACCCAGAGATGTACGTGTCTAATCGCAGGGAAGGTACCCTTGACGAGCTTAGTCGTTACACCCAAAGGACGTTCAAAGAGAATCAGGTCATCAATTGACCAGTGATAGTCTTCTACGAGCATTTTGATGTAGCCGGCGATTGCTTCACGGGTCTCAGCCGGTTCTTTGACCCACACTATAAACTGTTGTGTGTTCTTCGGAACAAGGTAAGGGAACTCGTTACATGCAAACATAAACCTAACATTACCCATCTTCTTTCGAACGTCTTGAGCAAGCTTTTCACGATCGAGAGTGTGATAGTAAGCTCTCATCTCATCGTTCTTCACCGGCAAGATTATCAGATCACGAATCTGTTGCCGCCACTTAAGAAGATAATCGAAAGTGGGAAAGCGCTCAGGGAGAATCGGGAAGGCTTTATCAAAAGTCGTCTTCGCGAGAATCTCTGGTGGGGTCATTAGTTGTAGGATGTTGTCGATCAGCACGGTTTTGCCTTTCGTTGTTGAGCTTCTATCTGCTCACGAGAACCTTTCTCCCAGTTGCAGTAGCAACACGCCGTTTGAGTATTCTCGATTTGATCTTTACCACCCAACGCACGGGCAAGGATGTGATCGTGGGTGAAGAGAACTTCTTCACCGTCCTTGACACCCCAGAGATTTAGGTGGTAGCCACCGTTCCTGGAAGCTGTTGCTAGATCGCGTTCAACTGCGAAGTGAGTAGCTTCGAGACCACAGCAGAAGCACTTGGTGCCCTTCTCAAGGAAAGTACGAAGACGTAGAGAAGTAGAGTTGACCACCTGGCCGTTGACTCCGATCTTCACTGTAGATGTATCAAAGATCTTGAATCCTGACGGTTGAAAAGCTTCTCGAGCAGCCTTGATCTGAGCAAAGATAGAATTGATCGGAGCGGTGCTGTGGCGATCATACTTTTGAATCTGATGCTTAGGCTTACCGGTCATGTCGTTCCTTGCAGGAGAAGGTGTAGTTATCAGTTTGATAACCACCGTGAGCACAGTGACCATCAATATAGGCATTTGTAAATCCAACGAAGGCAAAGGTAAGCCCGTATAACGCAATGAGGATAAAGACGATCCAGAAGAAGATCATCAATAGATCTTTAGCGATCGATTTCCAAATTTGAAATTTAATTTGCATAACGGCTCTCCACTCTCATGAACACTTCATTTATCGGTAAGGGACAGTCATCCATCCAAGTCAGTCCCTTCTTAACGTTCCAGGCAGACAGATCTGCCTCGCCAGTACTGATACCGCGAAAGACGTTCAGTCTTAGACTCTTGTTAAAACTCGGCAGTAACTTTACAAGTTGCTCGAGGGGTACGGTATCTTTACGAGTATGCATCGTCAAGGTCAAACCGTCAACATGGCCGAGAATTTCTACGAGATCTTCAGGTCCTTTTGACCATGCGGTTTGAACGTAGATCTTCGCAGTTGAATTTTGCGAGCGAATGTCTGCCGCAATCTGTTTGATTAGGTCTTGTTTCAACATCGGCTCTCCGCCGGTCAAGATGATTGACTTGTAGTCGGCATAAGATTTGCACTCCGGCAGCGAGCTGAGGTCAAAGTTCTTATTGCAACACTTTCGGCATGATCGGTTGCACTCATTGAGGAGTAGAAGGCGAAGGTTCATCAGATCTTCTCTGCTGTGGTCACGAACTTCTGAGCTTTAGCTTTCTTTTTATTTTCAGCTTTCACTTTCTTGTGGTGAGCTATGGCCTTTGTGACATCCAGATTGTGGTACTTGTGTGGGTCTTTACCGAGTTTCCGCATGATTTCTTTCCACTCAGCGCCATGCCCCTCAACGTGAAGTCCTTTGTGATCAAACTTGTTGAACTGAACGAGATGTCCGACTTCATGAGGAAGTGTCTCATTGAGGATGTGAGAAACGTTGTCCTCAAAGAGGACCATGTTGATCTGGACTCGTAACGAGTGATGTGCCATCCCGGCGGTCTTGGGATCTGTATCACAGAGATCAAACGACAGCGGAACCGGGATAGGAAGAGTACAACCGAGACGTTTGTTAGCTATCTTGGCGTAGGCATCAGCTACACGCTGTGCCGACATTTGTAGTTCAGTGCAAGTATAATCCAACCTAACCTCCTTATTCATCAATTGAACAAGGAAATTATATCATGTGCTACTTAAAAGTAAACACTTTTAATGATTATTTTGCTGAAGATGTGAGTTTAAAAAGAGTAAGACCGCTAATTTTTGACGGTTCAAATTCTTCAAGTTGGCGGATCATCTCTGCCATCGTCGTTCCTGATGAGAGAATGTCATCTACTACGAGAACATTTGCTCCCATGACTTTCTCAAGAACTTCATACGCATCTTTCAATTCAATAAAATTCTTGATGAACTTAAGGTATGGTTTGTAGAACTTCTTTAGTTCTAGTTCACCATGCTTGATCTGATACTTTAGATTCTTCTTGAGAAGCTCAACTTGATCTGGGTGTTCTGTAGAGAATTTCTTCCAGTCCGGGTGACCCGTATTGATGAGAGGCTCAACATCTTCAGCATCAAGAAGCTTCTTAACGAATCTTTCTTCAAGAATTTCAGCATGAGGGTATGCGTCGTGGATCTCATCTACGAATTGCTTAAGAAGTGGAGAACTTGACTTTGGGTAGATGATGACGTCAGGTTTTATACGCTTGAGTGCAATCCCAGCATGTTGTTTGACTTGTTGGAGCAAGGTAGAAAACTGTTTCTCGTTGACTTTGTATGGCCCCTTACCCTTCAGAGACTTCAAGATATTAGTAGAGACATCCGAAGATACGTAATTTAGCAGAGAGAAGATCTCTGCATTAGTACCTTTGATCTTGGATGTGTACGGTTGAGATCTGAATGAAGTCGAGATTGCGTCCTTAGTAGATCCGGCCTTATAGTGCTGGGTAGTGATGCGCAGATTGTCACCATCGACGGAGATTTCTTCAACGATGATCTCGTCCAACAAGAATTCTTTGAAAGTAGTCATATTTTATCTTCATGTACAACAGGAGACTCATAGGTACGAGCTTCATCTCCGTACTTCTTGTTTGCATCATCCCAAAATTTTAGCTTCTTCCAATCAGAAACACCTTCTGGATTCAACCAATCATAGTACTTACCGTTTAGCTGTAGCACGGTGTGATATTCGGTTTTAGGCTTGATTTGCTTAAATTCAACGATCTTTCCCTTACCACCTATTTCTTTACGCAAAGCTTCGGCGTAGAGTACACAATTCCCAACGGCAAGAGAGCTCTTTGGAAGATTCTTTAAGGTAAATGATACTGAAGCATTCTTGCTAGCTTCAATCATGTTAGTTTCGGTAAAAGCCATGATCTTATTTATCTGTCTTCGTAATGAAAAAGGCCCGACCGAAGTCGGGCCTCAAACCTGTTCGCTTATACACCACCAGCCAGGCTGGTACCAGCAGCCACAACGCGGATCGGAATGTAGATAAATTCCGCTGCCTTCGTTGGAGAGACCGCGATGTCAACGTGCAGTTCATTATTGTTGATGCGCTGCGGAGTGTTGTTTGATTCATCACAGATCGTCACGAAGTCATATAGTCCACGACGTTGCAGAATGTCGTTCAAGTAGTTGTCAATCATCTGCTTGATCGAATCACGAGTGATGCGATCATTCAATTCAAACAAGTAAGACATTGAAGACTTACGAATGTCACGTTTGATCAACATCATCATGCGCATCACGTTAACACGATCAAGTGCAGAAGCGGCCGATGGAGATGTCTTCTGTCCCATCACAATGATGCCGTGCCCGGGGAGGTACGGAATCGGGTTGATGTTAGTGTTGAACTGATACAGAAGATCACGCTGACCTTGATTCAGCGGTGCTGAAACGAAGGTGGTAGCGGTTCCCAGAGTGCCCGTAATGTAACCGATGTCCTGCAGTCCGGTGACTACACCTCGACGAGTACCAGCAGGCGGATACCAAACTTCAGAGACACTGTCACTGTAAGCGTAGGTTTTCAGAGCAGTACCAGAAGCAGCAGTAAACACTGTGTTGCCGTCGAGGTTCGAAGCAAGCCCGTGTGGGTAGTAATAAGCCACGTTTTGGCTAATCTGACGAGCAACTGTGCTACCCCAAGTAGCAGTTTGTTCTGGAGTATTCGTGAACGGAGTATCTGCGATGACGAAAGCTTCTTCATTGATCGCAAGGCTCAAGTTCAACAGATCCCCTACAACTTCATAGTAGCCTGGGCATAGAATTAAGTTGTACTCGTAAATTTCCGAACGAACGTTAGTGTTACCGTTGATCTCAGCCTTTAGAGCGGTGACGATCGATGCACGTTTTGCGGCATCATTTGCTCCAAGAACAGAAGTAACGGTACCAGTGCTTGAGATTGCGAACGACCACGCATCTCCTGCGCGGTATACAACAGTTCCTTGATTTATCGTGAACGATACGTCAAAGTTTGTATACAATGCACCGACGGTTGCATATCCTTGCAGCCCCGACAGTGATCCGGTAACACTAAAAGTTGTTGGAGCCACAGAAGTGATTGCAAATTCAAATGCGACTGGGGTGCCTCCACCAAGGTTTGCTGAAGCTGCAGAAAGAATGTCATCAGTGTCATATCCCGAACCTGTAGTTACGATCTGAACGTTAGTAACTCCGTTCGTACCAGTTGTTGGGGTGTTAATGATAACTGCACCACCAAACGCGGTTGAGATTGTCTGGAATAGATCCGTTCCAGTACCAGCTGGGATCGTTACTACCAATGAAGAAAGAGATCCAAGGGTAGAACTTGTCAAGACGAAACCACCAGGTGTAGCAGCATCAACCGCAACGGTAAACAATCCAAGAGACGCATTAGTCATTAAGCCTGCCAAAGAACTAAACGTATCAGTTCCAGTTGCAGTTATGGTGTAAACTAATGCAGCGCCGCCGTTTACAGTAACCTTGAATGTATAAGAACCGCCTGCGATTCCAGCTAGTGTTGATCCAGTGACAGCTGTTGCAGTATACAGAACTGTAGAAGTTCCTGGAGTAACTCCAGCCACAGTAATGTTAGCAGTTGCGCCTACACCGTTAAAAGTCGGTCCAGAAGAATAGATCAGGGGAACGTTTAAGTAGCTTCCAGCGACATATCCAGATCCAGCTAATTGGATAGTACCGGCAGTAACACCGTTAGATCCAGCCGCAGCTGTCAACGTCCACGTTTCTGCTTTAGCAGTTGCTTGGTTGACTACCGGAGAAGACATCGAGTATCCTGTAGCAGTAGATCCACCCGTTGCAACGAAAGCTGGGGTGCTAGATCCCCAGATCGTTACTGGACTATCAGCCAAGTCTACATCTGCGCGAACGACATAAGCATTGCTGAGAATTGTCAAGGCTTGATTTAATGCAAACAAACCGTATTCATTTCTTGCATCCCCGTGAAGTGGAGTTCCTCCGTCATTTGTTCCGGTGAGAGTTCTGAAAGCTGGTACTCCGTACGTCGAAACTGACTGGTTCAATGAAGTAATTTGACGTACGATGCTGTGTTCAAGTGCACCGGCTGCTGGAGTAACTCCGTTAGCTTGCTTCTTGTCAGCTCGTGTTGCAAGGAAGATGAGAGGAACGGTCGGAGCTGCTTGTGGAATGTAGAAGCTCTCATTGACAATCTGAACTGACACTCCAGGACTAACCAAAACGGCCATCATAATCTCCTTAAAAATGATTTTGATTATTTAAGATTAATTCTAAAAATAGAAAATAATTTCTAAATTTATAAATAATTATTAGATACTCATGGAGATACTAGGTAATGAAAAACATTATGAATGAACTTAAAATGTTTTATTTAGATTCATCTGGAAAAATATATTCGGCCAAACGTCAATCAAAAGCTTCACAAGAGAAAATAAAAGAATTACTTAACTCACAAAAAAACTTTGAGAGTGCACAAGAAATTCTTTGGGCAATAGAAAATAACACACAAATAAGACCTAAGTGTATTATTTGTGGTGGAAAAGTAAGATTCAAAGACAGAAAGTTTAATAAAACTTGCAGTCAGTGGTGTGCAGCAAATGATCCAATAAGAAAAGAAAAGATAAGACAAACGGAACTTAAAAAATACGGCGGCCCACATACTCAAAATGCAGAGTTTAAGAAGAAATTGAAAGAAAAATATCCAATTTTGCCAGGAAGCTTTGGAACAGAAGTTCATAAAAAAGCAATTCGACAAAAATATGGGGTAGATAATGTATTTCAATCTGAAGAGATCAAAAATAAGATTAAGAAGACAAATCAAGAGAGATACGGAGTTGATAATCCACATCAGAATGAACATATAAGTAATAAGATCAAGAAGACAAATCAAGAGAGATATGGGCAGAATGGATGGAATCCGTCTCAAGTTAAACTTACAAATCTAAAGAGATATGGTGTAGAAAACCCATTACAAAATGAAATAATTCGTAATAAGATTAAGAAAACTAATCTAGAACGTTACGGTGTAGAACATGTAATGCATGATCCAGCAATATTTGATCGGTGTATGCAAAATCAGCTTCAAGTTAGATATAAGTTCAAAGAGATGGTGCTACCTTCTGGGAAAATAATCAAATATCAAGGATATGAGAATTATGTAATTCAATATTTACTGGATAGCGGAATTAATGAGAATGATCTCGAGCTTGAAAGAATAAATGTTCCTGTAATATCTTATCAGTTTGATGGTAAAACTCGACGATACTATCCTGATATCTTCATCAAATCTAAAAATATGCTCATTGAAGTAAAAAGTACTTACACGTTCGACCGTGAAGTGGAAAAGAATCTTGCAAAGCACAAAGCAAGCAAAGATGTTGGATTTCTACATAAAATTATCATTTGGGATGTTTCTAAAAATGGAATTTTTGAAGTGATAGATATTTGAACTAATTTGTGTTTACTTTCTTGAAGCTCATGATATAATTACTCTATCAATTTTACAGCTGAGGCAATGATGCTCAAAGTTGGAACCCATTACACCGTGATTGCCAAAAATTTGATTCTGCCTTATCCTGCCGCTCCGGAAACTAGTTCCTACTCTGGCTTCATTCTCCCAAGCGCAAAATACGATCCACCTGAAAATATCCGCATGTCTACCGGCATCCGTGACTTTCCTATTCGGATCATCAGGAAAGACTTGATCATTAAGATCGGTGACCAAGATGTTTGTTACAAGAGCAAAACGACAAAAGATTCTGTTCGTCTCGTTGAAGGCTCCAAGGGAATGGTCTACACTGTAACGACTCAAAACGGCCGATCGTCCTGCACTTGCATAGGATTTCAGTTCCGCAAGTCTTGCAAACATATAGAGGAAACAGCAGCATGAATCGCTACTACGGTATCACCTCTAGCATGTGTTCTTGTGATAGCATTATGTCTTCACCAAGAGAAGAGTCTCGTCCAGAATCAAATCGTATCGTTAAGATCGCTCCAAAATTTCGCTCTCTCGAAGATCCGCTAGCTAAGAAGGTCGAGTGGGTTACGAAGATCGGTCACGAACTGACTTTCTTGCCCAAGCGGAGATTTACCAATGATGTTCGACGTCGTGTAGCCAATACCGATGCTGACATACCACTGGTATATGATGATCATCAAAATGCTCTTCTGTTGAGAATGCACAACAACATAAACTACCATGATATCTACGTTGATCGAGTGTATAGCGATGATGCAGTCATTGAGGTCGTCAGCCACCCTACCAAGAGCTGGATAGAATTCTTGACATGGAATGAAAACGTTCGCGATATTGCAAAAAAGATCGGTCTTGTTCCTGAAGTAGACTGGGTTGGTGGGGGTATGGGGCATCATCACCTTGACTGGATGTCTGCTAAAGTTCGTGACTCTCTGTTCCGACTCGTCGCAGGCAGGCCATACCTCGGCTGGCTGTTCGTCCACCCTTCTGACAAGATCAACGCGGTATCGATCGCGTCTTGGTTTATAGACATCGAGCAAAATAATTACGGCTTGCACTTTGATACTGACAGTTGTAACAGTTGTAAAAGTTACCCTTACGGTCGCGGTCAAGTTTTGACCTGTAGAGATCAAACTATTGAGTGGAGAGGCTTTGACAGTGCGATTGACATGGAGATGCAAGTAGAACACACAGCCTTCATCCAAGCATTGGTCGGTTATGCTAAGAAGATTGCTCGACCGAGAGCATCTACCAGTAAGCTCTTCTCCTCTGTGAGAGAAGCTGAAACGTTACTTCTAAACTACACCAATGTTGACAAGTGTACTGCCAACTTCTTTGAGCTCTTGAAACTGCTGGGTCTACCGAAGAAGCGGTACGAGCGATACATTGACCTGTACTTGAAACCACGCATCGAGTGGGGCAACGCAATTTAAGTGTTTACTTTGGTGAGGCTTGTGATATAATTACTCCATCGCAAATGACGGAGGTGTTATGGGAAATCTGCCGGTAGATCCAATCAATTTTGTAAGAATCAAGACTCTACGTGATGTAATGCCGATGGAGCTCTGTGGTGGAGAGTTTCTCGATACCAAGGCTTACGAGTTTCGCGACGTTGCTGTAGTTAAAGAACACAGCCTGCTGATTCACGATGAAGTTTACAAGCCTTGGCCAGGAAAACATCGAAACGTGTACTACTGGTATGAACTTGCTAACGGTTACTCGGTTGCTCACAACGAGAATCCCGGTCGAGGGTGGTCGTTCCCAGTAATCAAGACAAGGTAATTGAAAATGACTACAATTTCTAACTACGAAAAGTGCACTCTTGAAGAACTCAAACAGCTCGGCAAAGAATTCTTCGAGAGTATCAAAGTTGTTCAGAGCCAAGACGAAGCTGATCAACTCTTCAAGTGTTTTTCTCTCGCGTATCTGAATGCCGAACTGAAGTCTCATATCGAAGAAGTTGAAGCAGAGATTCTCATGGGTATAGTCGGTAAGAAAATGATTGACTATGAGCTGGGGCCTACTGCTGAGAAAGCCAAGCAAGCGTTTGCTGACATTCGCAGAATCTTGGGGACAGAATGAAACTTCAACCGCTCGTTACTAAAGACTCTCTCCGTGACATGCTGAATGACTCTCGAAAAGAGTTCGTCGCGGCAGTCATCGGCAAAGCTCTCGTTCGCATCTTTGAACGTCAAACAGCTTCTGAGCAGAATACAATGGCTACCAATCAAGACAACGGCATCGGTTTTACCGGAGCTGATGCATTCGGCGGTTCAATCACAGCAAAGTACTTCATAAAGCACGGTACTCTGCTAGGCTGGCAGGTAGCTCGCTGGACGAAGCTCGTCAAAGACGGTTATCCTCGTATTTGCAAGTATCACCGCCAACTCAATGAGATCGCTCTTCAAAAGCAAGGGAACAAAACATGAACGCTACGCAATTTGCATGGGCTTATCTGCTGAAGCACGGCAACGTCGGAGTCAAGGTTAGCTACTACAGCGGTTTTGACCCTATCGATCCAAAAAAGTACCGCCAAGAATATGGTACTGCCTACGATGCGTTCATCAAGGCTAAGGAAATCGCGATCAAAGAGATCAGGCAGTTTGGTATTAACTGGAAGAAGACAGTTGCACCGCGATCTGATTTTGAAGACCAATTCAACGGCACGTTTAACGACCCCAAGACTAAAGAGTATCTCTCTGGAAAGATCTTCTTGAAGAACGGTCACGTTCAGGAATGGTTATGTGAGAGTGTCCAAGTTACTAACGTGTTTGTGATGATGGCCGAAGTTCAAGGGATCGTCGAAGAATACAAAGATTTGCTGAAGGAGTAATCATGACAGAGAAGATTGTAAATGTAGGTACGATCGGTCACATTGACCACGGAAAGCACTCTTTGGTCGGAGCGATGTTAACAGCTCTCTCAAAACCCGATCTGCTAGCAGCATCTGAAAGGGCGATCGAGAGAGTGAGTGCAATGTCAGACAAAGAGTTGTTGTCGGCTCTTGATAACTGCGAAGATACAATTGCTTATGCGCAAGATCCAAGCTTCAAAAGAACAAAGATCAAACCATACCGTACTCTGACGTACATCGTCTATCCGCCAAATTACAACTACAATACTGACAAGTACCACAAGGTTGATACTCGTCGAAAAGCCTTTCGCTTGGCTCTAAAACTTGGTGAAGGCGCAGAAGTGTACCGAGATGTAGCCAAACAGAACAATCGTGCTGGTCACTTCTACATGAGTGACGGTTGGGAAGTCGTGCACGGCAAGTATTTCTACGAGTTTCAACGCAATGGCCGAGTTCACCCAGACGCAGTAGATCCTCAGTTCAAGAAGAATAAGAAGCTAAAGTTTGATCGCAAGATTCGTGACGTCAACGGGAAGTATGTTCCCATCTATCGAAAGAGAGAAGCATGAAAGAACTGTTCAAGATTCGTCACAAACAAACCCTACTCTTCTCGGAGGGCGGAAGCCGTGCATCGAATATCTCATGGTCTCCTACCGGAAAGGTTTGGAAGGGTATCGGGCCGCTACGCAATCACCTGCGCCAGCACAAGAAAGAGCAAGTCAGCGATTGGGAAGTAGTTCGATTTATTGCCAATGAAGTTGGTGAGCCGATGCCGGCGAGTGAGCTGTATGAGATCGGGGTCAGCTTTCCACCGTTGGCAATTGCTCCTGAATCGAATTCAATGTACTATCGTGGCGATCTTGACAAAGATCTTGAACTGTTGAGGAATGAACCTCTTGCGCAGATTTTAGACACGATCGGCAACAAGATCGGGTACGGACGGGCTCAGCAGATCTTACAGATTATGTGGGCGAAGCACCTAAACGACAATGGAATTCCGATGAGTGGAGCACTCTTCAGATGAGCAAGAAGATCACTATCTCAGCAATCTCTACCTTTGTCTTGGGAATGCTTATCGGGTTCATTGTTGGAACTGCTTCAACATGGAATGTCGTCGGCTCTGCTTGTACTGAGGGACATCACTGGTTCAGAACTACTCTTCACGGTGACATCAGCTGTCAATCTAAGAAGTAACTTTTCTGCTTCCTTTGTCAGGGTAGACTTCTTCGACAGGTTTGTCTTTGCTGGAACGATCCTCAAGTTTTGAGCATCTGCTAAGATCTCAGGGGCTAAACCGTTCTTAAAGCCGTAGATGACTGGGATGATGTGGTCAAGGTGGACACAGTCAGGATCAATCTCCACTCGGCCACGCTTCAAGTTTAATGGATTGATGCGATAGAAATCTTTGTAGTAATTTGGCCCAGAGAGCATCCGCACTTTGTGCTGGTAGTCTTTCCACTTCGTTAGATCATAAGTTCTTCCATACTTCTCTACATAGAATTTGAGAGCATGTTTCATGCGCTTCTTGGGACCACACTCTGCACATATCGTCTTTTGATTTAGAATATTGTTGAGATGAGCAGTAAAAGTATGACCACAATTCTTATTTGTCACTGTCACCTTTGAATGGATACCTCGCATAAGATTAAACTCTACTATCGTGTAATTAAGTTCAATCAGACGTTGTGTCCATTCTTTAGTGAACTGTTCTCTCTTTAGCTTAGTATGACATACTTGACAGTTGCCAGGTTTGGCAATGGGGTGACGTTCACATCCACAGTTTTGACAAAGATTCATCGTTAGATAGTATCACAAGAAAGTGAGAATGTATATTATTCTAGACTATTATAAAAGAATGCCCAGACAAATCTGGGCATTCTAATTTTGCTACTTTTCCTTCGTTTTCATCAAAACCGTGAGATTTTAGATGAAGGTGAGGTTATTGACAACAACTTTCCCGTAATAATCAGCCGAGTTGGCCAACGAAGACTGGGAAGATACGAAGGTAACCTTACCGTAGCGAGTCATGACCATCAGCTGGTTGTTGTAGGTGTTTGGATCCACAACAGTGTTGCTGGTCATCAGAGGCACGTACGGGCAGTAGAAGTATCCGGTATCGGTTTCGCCGCTTCCGCCCTTGTATCCGACGAGAACGATGTCGGAAGTAGCAGTTGCGCCACCGGTTACAGGGGCTCCAGAAGCAACGGTTCCGAAGGAAGCGTTGAACAGGAAGCTGTAAACCTTGATGGTACCGTTCAGAACACCAGCCAGGCGAGTGTTGTTCGGACCTTCGAACGATCCGCTAACAGCCGGTGCGAACACAGACTTAGCAGCAGATTGCAGGACGGACACGACTTGCGGAGACACGACGATGAAGTTACCTGCACCGCGACGGGTCTTAGCAGCGATTTCGTTTGCTACCTTGTTGATCAGAACACCCAGAACAGCGTGACGATCGCCTACGTAGTGAGGAACACCGGTGAAGGATCCGCTCATGTCGAAGGTTTCGGTAGTACCAGCCAGACGGATCAGGTCGGTAACGATTTCGTTGTCGATTTCGTGAACAATTTCAGCAGAGAGAGCTTGAGTGATCTCAGCTTCCAGATCCAGACCGTGTTGGCTCGACAGATCTTGCATTGCTTCGATAGTCCACTTAGCTTGCAGCTTACGAGTCTTCGCCACGACAGGCTGACGGAGAACTTGCAGACCGAGTGAACGACCTGGGAAGCTTTCCATGTCAACTACGTCACCAGCTTCTCCGGAGAGAGGACCAGATGCAGTAGAGAACGAACCTGCTGGAGTGTAAACACCACCGTTGTTAACGCCGGTAACGGGATCATACAGACCGCCAGAAGCAGCTGGATTCACACCACCGGAGTAGAAACGGCGCATCTTGGAAGCGTACGGCTGAGTCCAAGAAGTGTTACCGAATACTTCATCGTTGACAGCGATGTCACCACCAGGGGTCTCGGTCGTAGATGCTGCGTTCTTGTAGGTGAAGCGCAGTGAGAAGACCAGGCCGGTAGGACCAGTCATCGGCTGAACACCGACGATCTCAGTTGCGATAGTTCCCGGGATGATACGACGTACCATCGGGAGGATGATTTTTTGGAAGCTACCGATAGATCCGGTAGAGTTCGCGTCGGCTCCTGCTGTTTCGGTAAGGTACTTGGCTTGGTTATCCAGGACCGTCGAGACGATCGAAGCCTTGCGAGGATCAAGACCTTCAAGCAGTGCTGCCTTGGTATCTTGCCAACTTTCGAAGAGTTCCTTCATTTTTGTGGGCTCCTAGTAAGGGTTTCTTTGTTACTTCAAACCAGCCAGCTTACGAATTCTCGAGAGCTGTGCATCGGTTGTTGGTGCTACTTCCTCATGCAACTCTTGATTTCCGGTAACCATAGTCGAAGTAGACTTCACTTCGGTTTGCTTACCTTCAGTTAGAGATGCTGCGGTTTCTTTGTTTTCCGTCTTTGGTTCAGCAACAGATTCTTTCAGTACGCGTCCGATGTATACCTTGAACGCTTCTTCCAGTTTTTCAGTTGCGACGTTAGACAGGATGATCTTCATCTGTTCACGAGCGTTGCCACTCAGTGGTGTCAGAAGTTCTTCGAGCTTGCTGTTGCGTGCCTCAGCGAGACGAGATTGTTCTTGCTCTGCAAGACGAGTCTCAGCGTCATTCAGCTTGTCTAGCGCTTCCGCCAGGTCAGCTTCAACAGTGCTCAGATCTTCCTTGCGGAACTTCTTGAACTCTGTTTCGACAGCTTCGAAAATCTTACGACCGAACTCCAACTTCTTAACGTCTTCTATGTCTTCTTTCAACTCAGACATTTCTTCGTCAAGACGGACTTCCAAGAACGCGTCAAGCTTGTCGACCAGTTGATTCAGCTGCTCACCCAGAAGTTGCGCAAGACGCTCCTTCTCTTCAACGAGCTTTTCGGCATACTCAACTTCCAGATCGCGGAACTTGTTGATGTCTTCCTTCAGCTCATCGAACTCAGCGGTGAGGAACTCCTCAATCTTCGTATCGACATTTTCGGCAAGCACATCTCGAGCCTTGACAAATTCCTCGGTCAAGGTAGAGCGAATTTCGACTTCAAGCTTGGAACGTTCCTCGGCCATGAAAGCATCAACGGCAGTTTTGAACTGCTCGGTGAGCTGGGCCTTGGTTTCTTCGCTCAAAAGATCGGATTCGAGCAGTTTCTTCAGGATAGAATCCATAGCTTGCTTTCTCCGTTTTGTTTGGTTGAGGTAATCTTTCAATTACCTGGAGGATGTTACGATGATATTTAAGAGCGAGCAATAAAATTCATCAACTTTTATGATCAAATGTGTTTACTTTCTTGAGTGCTTTGATATAATTACTCCATCGTAAACGAAACCTTGGAGGTAAAGATGACTGACAACGTAAACAATGTGAATATGCCTCAACTGTGGAAAGAAGCCCATGAACTGGGGATTGACATTGAACGCGATGGTATCTACATCGGTCGTCAGTGCGATGAAGCATCTCGCAACAATCCGATTCCATACCCTAACAAAAACGACTTCAAAGCATACAACGCCTACCAAGGCGGTAAAGTTCTCGGTACAAATTTAAATGAATGTCAGCGTGATGCCATCAGGCTGAACAACAAAGACGTTCTCATCGAGACGATGTTTGATGAAGAAAGCTATAAAACTGCAAAAGATGACTACCATGAGTATTCGGCTAAAATCTATCGGGTTTTCAATTGGGGTCTGTTTCATACGTATGATCTGCTAGACAACCCCAAAGCAGCAAAAGCTTTCAGTATTGCATGGAATCACGGCCACTCTGCTGGATTCCAAGAAGTGGCCAACTATTTTGACGATCTGGTCGAATTGATCAAGTAATCATCTTCTTCAGTATGTGAAAAAGCCGGGAATTTCCCGGCTTCCACCAAAGTCAGGATCGACAATTCCGAAGCCTTTCTTACGATGCAATTGATTCTGTGAATTTAATTCAAAATTACAATTGCTCCAGAATCACTATCTATCTCAGATCTGATACCTTTATTTTTCAAATAGTCAACTAGTTTTTCTAGCTCTGAAAGATTATAGTCTTTTACTGGCTCATCGTTCTCATCAACTTCTATGATATTAACTGCTGTTGCATTGTACCCATAAACAACAACTTGATAATTTAATTTTGACTTAAAGTTCTTAATTTTATCAAAAACCTTTCTTGCGTCACGATCTGATTCACTATCAATTCCAAGAGTAATAGATTCACTCATCGGAGAACCGGTAGCATGCTGCTTCAGGTAAGCAAGTGCTCGCCCCTGAGAATGCTTCGCGATTCCAGTTACAGACTTGTGAAGGTCGGCAGGATCGCGATTAGTATCTTTTCCCTTGAAGACGTACTTCTTACTACCGATCTTGGTAGTAATCGTGCCTTTGTTAACGTCTAGTAAGAATCCTCCCACCTCGAGTCCAGGAGTAGATTTTTCAAACAGGTCATGTAATTCTTTAAGAAAGTTCATATCTAATCCTTATTTTGGTCTCCTACCGATGAATCCTGGTAGGTCGTACTTGTTCTTTGCGAATACCAACAGACGCATCTTCTGCACGTAGGTCATGTAGCCGGTGCGAATCTTGTAAGGTGTTCCATCCCGAGGAACTCCGAGTATCGTGATTAGCTCATCAACGATCGGAGAATCATTACCGATCGCGTAAACATCATCTTTGATCGAGAAGTCTATTCCCTTCGGAGTATCTTCGTCTTTTGCTGCCTTCTTGACAGCTTCTGGTGTCAAGCGATAAACCTTAACTTTGCCTTCGTTCTCATTCTTCTTGAACCAGTCAAGAAACCCCTCATTGAGAATCTCAGCTTGAGCATCAAATTCACTCGGCTCAAGAGCTTCAAGATAAGCTTTCATGATGTCTTTATTCATACTTTCTCCCAACACTTCTCCGTGATTTTTCTTAATATTGAAGAAACCGTAACAACGATCTTGCCCTTCTACTTCAGCTGAGATCTCTTGATCTTCTCCAGCTTTACCTTTTAACTTGAACTTTAGCTTTGAAGCAACTTCAGGGTATTCTTTCTTGACAGCATTCTTCCAGACTTCAAGACCCGTAGCAATGATCTTCGGCTTCTTAGAAGTCCCATCCTTACGAGTACCGTCAGCGTTGAAACGTGATCGAGAGTGCCCTTCAGGCCATGTATCTTTGAAGCGATCATACATCTTAGCTTCTTTAAGAGCGAGGATTTTATTCAGATCATTCATGTCCATCGCTCCGCTAGATTGCTGAGACTGCTTAACAGCATTCTCAACAAACTTGTGCAATGCATCATCTGACTTGAATTCCTCACGAGCGATCTCAAGCACTCGAATGAAGGTAGTGAGATCAAAAGATAAGATGTCGGTTTTGTTCACGGTCTTTTTCTTTCACAGTTCATGCTTGGTGACGTTCTATCTTAGTAACAGTTCCACGTCAGCGGTATCTCAAACTCGAATAGATTCTGTAGCTTCATTTAATGAGCATTACGTTTCTTAATTAAGATATCTTCAAGTTTCTTCAATGTGTACTTTACTGAGCGCTTTACTGACGGATGAGACAATGTAGGAAGAATTTTCTTCAGTTCTTCAATATTTTGTTCAAGTTCAGGAATCGACAATTCTTCTAATTTGTCGAAAATTTCCGTCTCTTCAGACTCAACAATGTTCACGATTCCTCGATGCTTGATCTCAGAAGCAAGCAATTGTTCAGCAATCTTTGTTTTGCATTTGATGACGATCATTTTAACCCTTTTCTACAACAATAACTGTAAAGTCAGATCCTTGACTAAATTTTATGACTTTGATTACAGAATAGCCATGCTTTTCATACTCTTTATCTAAGATCTTTCTGCCTAAGCGTCCAAATGCAGAAGTTGGAAATGAGTGCCATTCGTTGTAGTAATCAGAAACTACATTCTTACCGGATTTTATTGCATCAAAAATCTTTTTGTCATGACCGATATCTTGAGACTCGCTGTTCTGACCCAATTTGAAAGTTTTTGAAAATTGTTTAACGAAGTCTTTATTTGGTGATGTCAAAGACTTAGCCATCTCATAAAGTTTATCGTATTCAGCTTTTGATACACGTCCACGATTATATCTTTCTGAGAGCTTTCCAATTGACTTTGTACCAAGAGTATTAGACTGGTTACCGTTAACAACAATTCCATCTACGATGGATCTTTCTAAATCAGAAATAGATATTTTCAATAGTTCTTCATCTGAGGGCTTTTCTCTATGATACTTTTCAATATCAGCCTTTGTAGGTGGTCGATGCCGGGCGGCATACGATGGATCCATTTCAAATAGAACATCTTGTAGTTTCATTTTGAACTCAACTCTTTTTCGAAATAATAGACAGTTTAAGCTTTGCTATCTCTTGAGAGACATGATCATTCTTTGAATAGAGACATTTTAGTCCTTGCTCAAGTTTGGTACAACCAGTTTCTTCCAATGAGGAAATGCCCAACCAGCATCGTGCAGACCTTTGGCGTTCTTGTGAGCTTCCTTCGCGACATCAGACAGAGCCTTGGCGTGGTCAACAACGGTTTCATATTCACCTGTAGTAGCTTGTTTACCGACCTTGTGGACGAGGTCACGGATCTCGCGGTCATAGCCGACACCCTTCTTGATCATGTCTTTGATTTCTGCAGATGCAGCATCATGAGCAGCTGCTTCATTGACGATGAATTCACCGGCATCTTCCATCGCAACTTCAATGTTCTTGTACTTCATCAGCTCGTTAACGAGCATTGCTTCTGCTACCTTATTCTTGCACTTGATCGTGATCATTGTGTTTCTCCTTGATGGGTAAATTATTTAGCTTTCATTCCAGACGCATGGACTTCACGCACACCGTCATCATCTTCATCAACGATATATTTTTGATCGAGATCAACGACGTACATATCTTTAGGTTCAACTGCCGAAACAGTTCCAGTTTCTTCAGGCCAACCTTCTTCTTCATTAGCAAGTAGAATGACTTTTTGTCCTTCTTTGAATTTTGAAAGTTTTTCTGGACGTTTCACCGGAGAGTTAGCTTCATAGATTTCTAGTAGTTCTTTTAGCAGCATGATTAGTCTTTCTTCTTGATCTCGTTGAGCACTTAAAGATTTTGACTCATTCCTATTTCTCCAATATCTTTAGGGCATCTACCATCATATTGACGGCTTTCTTCAGTCTATCTTCGTCTGTGTTTGATGCATGTCCCGAAACGAGTAACTTACGGCATTCATCAATGGAAGTTTTCAAACTACGAATTCCCTTTTCGGCTCCGGCAACAGATTCGATCAATCGATTGTCGCTTAGAGACATAAGCTCGGATAGTAAAGTCATTTTAGTCATTTTAGTCTTTCTTCAGATGTTGGCCTGTCAGAACTTCAAAGAAAATTGCAAGCTCTTTCTTGAAATACTTCTGTGCAGACTCGTCATGAATGACAGACTCTGCAAGCGTCATGATCTTTTTATTGCCTTGAAGTTCTTCCATCACGTGGCCTGGATATGCATCAGGCGCTGATGGAGTAGCAACTACGTCAACAGTTACAAGATTGAACTGAGAGACCTTACCCTCGTTCACGTTGCCTGAACCACGAGATGATACGCCCAACTTACCACCAGCTTTCAAGATTGCCTTAACGATCTGTCCCTTTGGATGATCTTCAATGATGCGAGCTTTACCGTAAGCATTCTTGCCTTCCATCCACATCTCAGTGATGATGTGAGAGACGTTGTTCAGATCGATCTGCAGATTGTCAGGGTGATTCAGCTCACCGTATACGGTATAGCCTTCTTGACAGCGCTTGTTCACGTTCTGGACCGCGTTGGAGATCTCAGACAGTGGATAGGTTCTCTGGTTTCCGTTAACCAGATCTGCTTGCATGAAGATTCCAGACAGGTAGGAATTCTTGGATTGCTGGTGTTCTTCAACTATCAGGTTGGCCTGACCGGGGTTAATTTGTTCGATCAAGACGAGTTCTTTTGAGTGCATGACTGCTCCTTAGGAGAATTTACTGGACATATTTATGTGAGATGAAGCGATTTTCATCACTTCGTCACTTCTTTCTTCAAGGCTTCAACGGATTTTGCTTCTCCTTCTTCTTTTCCGCCAGCTTCTTCAGGTTCGGTCTTTGCTTCTTTACCGCTAGAAGCTACTGCTTCTTTACCTGCTTTTTCCTCTTCTCCTTCTGGAGCTACTTCTGTTTCTTCTTCTGCTCCACCGGTATGGTCATCGAAGTCTTCAGGAACCTTGATTTCTGGGCGATTTTCGATCCACTGAGGGTCGTACATCATGCGGAGATCAGTTAAGGTTTCATCTATGCCGTTGTCCGGGATGCCTAGTTCTTGCTTCAACATTGCCTGGTTCTCTTGGATGTCATCCTCAGACATTCCGAGGTAATGCATCATCTTGTAGCGGGCTGACAGGAATGCTACATCCTTGACATTGCTGAAGTTTGAGATCATCTTCTCATCGACTTCAGCCTGCTTGTACTCTTTGAAATTTGCCGGATCGCAGAGGCGGATACGGAAGAGGTGTGGATCGATCTTGATTCCAGCAGACTTTAGGTATGCCTTGAAGTGGGCATCAAAGGTCTTGTTGATCTTCTGCTGAAGGCGTGAGACATAGTTAGCAAAACGAACTTCTTCAATGTATGCTACACCAACCTTACCATCGGTAATCTGTGCAGTTCCATCCTGACCACCCTTCATGTAAGATGCCGGGATACGGAGGCCTTGCAAGAATTTGTTCTGGAAGTACGTCAAGTCAGTTATCTCGCCGAGGTTTTCGCCACCAGAAAGAGTCTCGACTCTAGACCCACGACCATCAGCTGTTTGAGCAAAGAAGTAGTCTTCGTTCATTGAGTTCTGAGTAAAGACACCAGCTTCAAGAGCAAAGGTGTGGTGATCATGATACTTGTGCTCACCATCAATCGTGATACATCCGGTATCTACCTTCTGATCTAGTTTTTCAATCGAGACGATGCGATGGTTGTAGTGATCAACAGTTTCAACTAGATGCTTCCAATTCTTATACCCAAATGTCTGATAGATACATTTCAATCCCTTGTCAGTTAACTTACCGGAGAACTTATTCGTGTATACTTTAACTTCTCCTGGTACCGATGCAGCATCTTGATTATCTGTGCTGAGTAAGCTCAAGAACTTTTCACTTGTGTTCGCAGCTATGATAACTTTATTGCGATTAGTGCCAACCGTCTTGATGATTGTAACTAACTCACCCAAGGTATCGAGAGATACCTTTAACAGCTGAGTTCCAGCAAACTTCTTGTAAAAGTTCTTTGCTAGCTGTTCCTTGAAGAAGATATCTTCTTCAATGCGAGCTTTACGAATTTCTCCTAGGGTTACTCTCCACTTAGCATACTTTTCAGGATCTGTAGATTTTAGATTTGCGATCGATCTCTTCCACTTGGTCGATGAAGCTGCCGACAGCTCTTCACGCTGTTCTAGAGTCAATTCAGAGTAGTAAGCTTTCAGTGAATTAGATATCTTGTTCTTGATTCGACTGCTTTCTTCGGTGCTCAACATCTCCCAGTATTCTTTCTTTACCTGAGAGTGGTAGAGAAAGTGATCTCGATGATTCATCCAAACTAAATTTTGTGGAGAGTTGTTATAGCGATCATAGTTCTTGTGGTGAACTTCTGCTTTGGGAGCTCCATCAAACTCTGGAGAGAACGTTAGCTCTTGATGTTTGTTCATGTCTCTAAAGTACTCAGCAACCAATCGATGTACCATCACAAATTCATTTTGCTCATGGTCAAATACTCGAGTATAGCTTCGATCTTTATCATGAGATAGTGACTTCTGATCTGTCTCAAAGGAGATCAAAGAGTCAGAAGCAGTAAGCTTCTCTGCTTCTACAAAACCTTTACCAAGAACTGGAAACTTGTGATCAGGGGTACAAGTAATTACTTTGCCGTTGTCAAGTGTGATCTTTACGACTTCGGCTTCTCTGCGAGTTACACCAGCCCAAGAGATCAGTCCTGGAACTACTGATCCGGTGGTTGGATCAGTAGAGTAGGCCCAGTTCTGTTTTCCAGCTTCATGCTCAACTATCAGTTGATTTAACTCAAGTGTACGACCATCAAGCAGTGGAATTCTAGTGTCAAGAGTTAAACACATCGGATTGTACACAGAGTCAATCTTATCAGATCCACCAGTCTCGTTTGGGATGCGTTTTTGCTTCAACTCGTTTCGAACAGATTCCATGTATGCCTTGACACGTTGCGGAGGCATGTTACCAACGTCAAGGAAGAACACTCGACGTTCAGGAGCACGGACGATACGGTAGATGATGACCGAGTCTTCAAGCAGAGACAGATGTCGGAAAGCTTTAACACAAGCCCAGAGGGGAGATTCTCCGAAGGGACCATTTTCTCCCATCGATGATGACAAGGTGAAATGTACGATACCTTCTGCCGGGACGATCGTGATGTCGCCGAAGGCGCCTTGACGGTTCTTTTCACCGGTACGAACGTGGTAGTGTTCCGGAACTCCGTTCTCATCGATGGTGATTCCGATGATGTCGCCCGGATCAATATACTTCCAACGCTTGAAGTCTGACTGCTTTTGGAAAAAGCAATCACCAAATTTTACAGTAGTACGAGCGATGTCGTATAGGTTAGTGTTCAAATTCTGAATTTCACACCAATGACGAAGCGCAGCACGAACCGTCATTGTGATAGAAGCTGGAACTTCCTTGTTGTTCTCATTCTGGTACTCAATCTCAAATGGGAGGTTAGTACGAACGTTGGTTTGCGTCATCTCTTCTGCGACAGTGTCAAGCGCGCGTGAAACGAAGACATCGCTATCCATGTTCTTATATTGCACATACTTGGAAAAGCGCGACGATGCGCCCTTCATAACCTTCGTATACCATGAAAAATTCGAGTAGAGTTTCGCTGCTTCAGGACTCG